AATGAAGTGTGGGACTTATACCATAACCGTCAGTACACGACTGATCAACTTAGTGTATTAGCTAATCGTGGTCAACCTGCAGAGACTTATAACGTCATTAAAATGTTCACGCGTATGCTTGTTGGGTATTATTCTACTGTTGTTAATACAGTTACTGTTGGACCAAGAAATCCTCGGGACCTTATAAATGCTACTGTATTGAATGATGCTATAAACTTTGTGTTTGAGGACAATAGGTTTGATATTGAAGGCGACGAGATAAAGCTAGGTGGTCTTATATCTGGTTTAATGTGTGCTTATGTCAATGTAGAAGCTACTGGTGCTACAGATGAATTTGGTAGATCCATTAACCGTGTGTCTACTCATGCTGTTCCAGATTATGAGTTAGTGCTAGATTCAGCTTCAACAAAAGACGATTACTCAGATGCACGGTTCTTGCACCGTTTCAGGTGGATGACTAGTGAAACTGTTGCTAAGACATTTGGTAAAGATAAGATTGCTAAAATGGACGCGTACAATAACTTCTTAGATGTTGATGAAGCAGACTTCGACTTCCGATTAGACTATTCGTATAACAACGGTACATTCAGAGTGTTCGATAACTACCTTGTTGTGCATACTGTCATAGAAGACGACAATGATAAACGCTGGTCTATCTTCTGGTCAGGTGACGTAGAGTTGCTAAGAGAAGAGATCACGTATAAAGAAGCTCGCTGGCCTTACCGAGTCCAAAGGCTGCACAGTTCGAATAAGACCGAGTATTACGGCATCTTCCGTGAAGCAATTGAAGGTCAGCGAGCTCTTAACCAGGCAGTGATAAAGATACAGTTAATGCTTAACTCTGAGAAAGCTTTCGTACAAGAAGGAGCTGTTGAAAATATTGAGAACTTTACTAATGCATTCAACCGTGTTAATGCTGTTGTGCAAGTTAAAGATATTGGTGGCATTAAGATCGAGAAACTTAGTCGCGATATACTTGACCAATACACTATTATTGATAATGCATTGAATCGCATCCAACGTGTGTTAGGTATCAATGACAGCTTTCTTGGTATGGCATTTGCTTCTGATTCAGGTCGTAAAGTTAAGTTGCAGCAAAATCAGACTGTTATGTCTCTGAGATATATAACGGCTCGTATTGAGACTTTCTACAAGTCTCTAGGCTACGACATTGCGTATTTGATTAAGCAGTATTATTATGCTAACCAAATTCTTGCGATCACAGACGAGCTCACAGGAACCAGGTGGGTAGAATTAAATGCTCCAATGATGCAACCGGTAATCGGTCCAGGTGGTCAACCAGTAATCAATGAAGAAACTGGTGAGCCTCAAATGGAACCAATCTTGATGCCCGTCACTGATCCAGCTAATGGTAAGGTAATGGAAGACGCTGAAGGTAACATTATATTAGCTCCAATTCCTACTGAAGAGACTGATGTGCAATTCACAGAGTTTACTATTAAGATGGAGTCTAACTCTTATAATGACGAAGATGAGAAAGCTCAGATGTTGTTAGAGACAGTAATGTCTGGTAACATAGGAAGTATGCTAACTAAAGTCAATCCAGCAGGATTCTTCACTCTTGGCTCATTGACAATGCGTTCTATGAAAACTAAGTACAGTCCAGACATTGTTGCTGTGCTTGATCAGACTGCGCAAATGCTATCACAAGCTCCTGATGTAGCAGCAGATGTTGCTATATCACAACGTGGTAATGCTGCAGCTGGTGCAATGAGTAGGGACGCAAAATTACCAACTAACACTAATGAGGCTTAGTTATGAAGTTCATGAACGCGGACTTAAGCAAAGCAGTCAATCAGATACACCCAGCTGTTAAAAAAGATGCTAGGTATGGTGAACTAGGAGTTATAAAAAATCCTGATGGTTCAGTATCTACAGAATATTCCATGACTGAGAATGTACCAGAGTTAGGTGGTTGGGTTAACTTGCCAACTTTAGTTGAAGGTCAAGAAGGCTACGAAGAGTTTTTAAAAGGTAAGAAGTTGACAAAGAAACAAAGACAGCTGGCTATACAACGTGCTATAGAGAGAGTTAAGCAAGGTGCTGAACTACCTTCATATAAGACTATGGAAGACGCATTAGCTGTAGCTAGAAGCAGAACTGAAGAAGAGAAGAACGTACCGTACGCCGGTATGGACTTCTTATCAAGAGATATGGAGGAGTAAGGTTATGAGTATGATTAGAGATGCTTTAGGTAGCGGCCCTAACCACGGGCTGCTTCGTGCTTTGAGAAACAGGATAAATAACCAACAAGGTAGAGCACCTATGAGGGCCCCTACCACAACAGTACAAGAACACGGTATTGTTGATAATGATTTTGCTAAAGTAGGATTAGCACCAACTGATGCGCGTGCTGCGCAACTGTGGAATAACGGTGGCAAGCCAGTAGGTAAACCACTAAGCGGTCGTTGGTATGATTACACAGCTGAGTTACAACCACCTGAAGCGTTACCTGAAGCACCTACAGGGCAAGGTTGGTGGGATAGAGACTTTGAAAACTCTAATGCCACACCAGACTTTGAAACTGGCAATGCCGGTTCTTATGCTACGTCTGCTAATAATACTTCATTGGATGATATGTCTCTGTATAACTCGCAGACTACTCGCGGTATTCACAGCATACTAGGTAATTTAGTAGGTCAACAAAATGGTGGTCAACAAAATGGTGATCCACGTAGAATGGCTTTAATGACAGCTCTAAGTTCTATGGTGTCTGACAAAACTGGAGGACAACGTCGATGAGTGCACCTGTAGAAAAGGCAGTAGCAAAATGGGGATTGAAGTCTGCGATGAAACGTGGCATACATCTGCTTTCAGATAGCTGGTCTGCTAAGGCGCAGTCTGCTGTTAAAGAAGTAGAGAGAATGCAAGATGTTGGTAAAGAAGAACTAAAGTGGTCTAATATCGATACCGGTAAGAAAGGTGTAGAGAAAGTAAAAAAGGACGATCTTGTTGAAGCAGAAGTAAACAGAGCTGACCAGTTCGGTGAGTCGATAGTAGGCGACAGGTATAAAGCTGTTAGTATCGACTCAAGGTTACCAGGGTACCAGGACACAGTTTACACGTTTAAAGATAAAACATTACAATCAGGTGAGGCTAATACAATGCCTCAGTATGATTCTATGATGCAAGACGTTTACGGTTCTGGACATTCTGATGTATACATACGCAGAGTAAATGAGATACTGGATAAGAACGGTTTAGGGCTTACTGAAGATGAGTCTGCTAGTCTACATTCTGCGTTACAGAAAGAGCTAGATGCTGGTGGCGATGCAGACGCAACTCTGGTGAACTTTTTAACCAACAGGGAAAACCAACCAGTATCTAGGTATACTAGTGAGCACTACGGTACACCTGATTATTTGATGAGTACTCGTATTGTTAGAGAGACATTGCAAGGTACTAAAGCTAGAGTGCTTATGGAACTACAATCAGACTTGCACCAAGCTGGTCAAGCTGGTTATAGAGAAACAGGGAGAGTGACTCATAAAGAAAGAGCTAACGCAGTTGGTAAAGCTATTAAAGAGCTTGAATCAAAATTCACATCTATGACTAAAAAGCAGCAAGATGAATGGATAGCTGATCACGATCTAGAAGAGGTGAAGGACATAATAGGCGGTATGCCAAACGCCACAGCAGATGACTATGTGAAGTACATGAAAGATCACTTAAAGGGAAAGCAAGACTTTTGGGAAGATGCAGCTACAGATAAGTATAATGTAGAAAGTTTGCCGCCTCTATCACCTTGGGCAGACAAATGGCGCCGTCAAGGTATTACTATTGAACTTAACAAAGCTTTAGCTGATGGTGAGCCTTTAATGGCTGTTATAAACGGTAGCCCACATTACTTGTCTAAGTTGAATAGAGGTCGTGGTGTACAAGATACTTATGACACGCAAGTGATGGCCACAATGCAAAAGATAGCTGACGAACGTGGCATGAAGTTTGAGATGGTTCGTGAGGGTGGATTTACACCAGGTCGTAAGTCTATAGATGAACGTAGTATAGGTGTAGAGCTAAGAGATAAGTTCCCAAGTGACACTAGGAAGAACTTGAATAGGCTTAATCAAATAGCTAAACAGTTAGAGAGAGAACCGTTCGAAGCTAAGAAAAAGAAGCTTAAAGAAGAAGCTGGTAAAATATCAGATCTATATAAGTTGAATGACACTTACAGACGCATGAATCCTGAAGTAATAGCTAAAGAGATAGAAAAACAGTTAGCCGAAACTAAAACATTCGCTTTTGAAAATCACAAGCATGCTCTAGATGCTGTTGAAGCCGCGCATGAAGGTGGTAATGAAGCTGTCCTCAGGGTTGCTATGCGAGAGCAAGGAGGTATTAACTACGCTAAGATAACACCAAACTTTGAGCGTGCGCCAGCTCTCACAGAAGTAGAACAGTCTTTATTGATATACAAGCGACCAGACGCTATTAAAAAACGGTTAGATAAGACTTATGACTGGAAAACTGATACACTGGCAAAGGATTTGCTAGATCTAGATGTGGAAGATTTTGCAGATAAGTATGGTGTTGATGAAGGTATGCGTGCTTCTAAGTTAGTTGGAGCCGCTAGAGAAGCTTCTACGGCTTATGATGTAATGAAAGACTTTGTAGAGAATTACGATGGTGATCTTAGCCAAGCGTTGAAGAAAGTATGGCCTAGCATGCGACGTCCAATAAAGACTACAACAGAAGCTATGCAGTTTGAACGTGTATCAAAAGAAGACTTCATTATAGAAAACGTTATAGTGCCTAACTTAAAGCTAATGCCTGTTCCGGCAGCAGCAGGCAAGACTGCAGATAAGGCTCAAGGTTATTTTTACAGCTCTGGTACTGTTGGTGTTGTTTCAGCTGCGTTAGCTTGGAATCAACTGTCTCGTAGTGAACAGACACAAGCGTTATCTGGGTTCCGTGAGGACGCGAGACAGAGATATTCAGAAGACCAAGTGCAACAAATGGTCAAAGAATTTAATGACGACGCACGACGTGTACAGGAGTCCACAGACGCCGGATTGACGCCAGAGCAAGTAGAAGAGTTTATGTTTGGTCAACTAACTCCAGAGGAATCATAATGAGTACTGAATTTGTAAAGAAAGCCGGTAAGCCTATTATTAAGTCTACGCTTAAGGAAGGAATAACAGAGTTGCCAGAAACCTGGTCTCGCAAAGCGCAAACTGCCGTTAAAGAAATTGAGCGCTTGCAAGATGTTAAGAAAGAAGAGCTAGAGTTCTCTGAGATACCTAAACGTTTAGCTGAGATGAAACCAACTGATAAGGTTACTAAGAAAGACTTATTAGAGCTAGAGCAAACAAGACCAGATAAAATTGGTAAGGTTGCTTATTCGAAGATACCTGAGAAGTCAAAATGGAATAGAGATATAACAGCTCATCCGACCGGCAGTGGTTACCGTGTAAACGTATACACATTTAGTGGCTCTAAAGATAAACCTATAACTGCAAAATCTTTAGTTGAAATACGACAAGCTGAAGACAAGTACAGAGCTTCAGGTTCTGCTGAAGATCTTAAGACTCTGGAGAACTTGCTATATAAGCAAGGCCATCGTAAAGGTGCAAAGCACATTGAGCAGTTCAATAATACTAATCACGTTATGGCTGTTGAAGGGTTGGAGAATAGGTTAGCTGCAGCTATCATGGATGGTGGTGATAATGCTCCAAGTATGGCAATGGAACAGTTAGCAGCAGACGGTATAGAGTTTGATGCGAAAGTTGTAACTGACAAAATGACCAAAGCAGTTGCTGAGAACAAAGCTAATCCTGGTGCTGTGCTACCTTCTATGCTAGAGCTCGTTGATGAGTTAGCTAAGAATGTGCGAAAGGCTACCAAACGTCAGACACGCACTCACACTCTGGATATACCTGATGCAGAGATGCATGCTAGAAGTGTGTTAGGTAGAATCAACGGTAGACCAGCCAGGATTATTGAAGAAGCACAAGCTGATGTGCATCAACAAGGCAGGCGTGGAGGGTACCACAATGGTGAGCCACCAACTTTTACACCAGAGCAACGTCAAAAAGCAACTGATCTTATAGTTGATTACAATGAGGTTGTAGCACGTGCTGCTAAGTTCTATGAGTCTAATGACGAGCAGACAAGACGCCTAGGCGATGAGATAATGATGAACGAGGGCGACCCTGTAATGATCGCGCTTAGTAATCTTACTAGTAATAGGGGCCCTGATGTAGATGAACTCGAGATTATACTGGATGGCGTTGTAACTCGAGAACGTGCTGCTGCAGTAGCTGACGAATATCTAGATATGATCGAAATGCCTGCTGGTGTACCTAACACTCCGCATAAAGATAATAGATGGGTGCGCAACATGCTAGAAGGTGAGATTGCCGAATCCATTGAGAAGCAAGAAGGTGATATTGCAGTAGTTATCTCTGGTGGCCGTGGTGATATGAAAGGCCTTAAACGTGGACCAGGTGTGCAGGACTTCTACATAGACACAGTAGCTGAACAAGTAAAGCAAATAGCAAAAGATAACGGCATGGGATTTGAGATGCGAAGGGAACACGGTTATAAAAACGTATTACCTTTAAGCCATGCGCAAGAGCTAAAGGAAACAATCAAAGCTAATCCAGAGTTGGTTGCAGACTATAAGCTTATACGTAAACTATCTAACGAACCTGATGCTATAGATAACCAAGAGCTGCGAGCCTTGTCTTCTAAGTATGGTGGCACCTACTTAAGTGTTTTAGATAAAGTGGAAGATAAGCTTACGTTTATAGCTAATAAATTCGAATTAGAAGATATACGGCATGTTGCAGATGCATATAAAAGAGTAGACGCATCTGACGAATCTATGCTAGACTTAGTTAACCGCGAGCAAGGCGGAATACTATATGCTATAGTTAAACCTAATTATACAACTAAAAAGCACACACAGAGTTCACTAGAAGCTTTCAAGAAAGAAGCTACTGAATTCGAAGATGCTGGTGAACCTGCTGACTACCTGTGGAAGTCAGATGAAGACTTGGTTGCTAGGTACGAAGATTCAGGAGATGCTGATAGAGTCATAAATGAAGCAGTAAGAGACCAAACAGGCTTAGATGAAGATGAGATATCAAGATTACGCTCTGAGCTTGCTGATGCAGAAGATGAACGGTTTATGGCCGAGACTGACGGTGATACTCTAGAAGAAATGAGATGGGCTCAGCAGGTAGCTGAGATAGAAAAACAGATAACTGGCTTTGGATTTGCGGAAGTAAGCCAGTTTCATAATTTTGCAAGCACACTAGGAAGAGGATGGAAATCAATGGCTGATATAGTTGATAAATTAAACCCTGTTACAACAGGTGAAACAAACCCACAGTTTGTTGGCACTAAATATGGTGCTGGAGCTACTGCTGTAACAGCTGCTGCTGCTTCTACTGCATCAGACCCAACTGTTGCTGAAGAAGCACCAGCCGCTAATAAAGAGATTAGATCACCTAGCTCTATTATTATACCTATGTATAAAGAGTTTAAACGACGTGGAGAGTCTGAAGAGTTTAAGAAAACACAAGAAAGCCTTTGGTCTGTATATGAACGAGAGAATCTAAAGCTAGGTATAAGCAAAGATGAGATTGCTGCCGAGATCGCTGAGATGAAAGATACATTCACTAAGATCGATAAGTCTATTGACGCTGGCGCTACAGACATGCAGATCGCAGGTTTTATTGACGATGCATTTGGTGGTGACGTAGAAATAACTAAAGAGAGTGTTGCAACTGAAGCGAATGTACCGACTACGTTAGCTACCAATAATGATATACCAACAGCACCTGAAGATGAAGAAGCTGTTCGTATGAAAAAAGAAATTGATAAGCAAATGATCGTGCAGTACCTGCCGCCTAATGAACAAGCCATGATGATGCTTACAGATGATAGTGAGCAACTAACTGTTGTTGAAACATTAGAAGCTCTAAAAGTCGCTATACCAATTGAAGCTTCTATATCGGGAAGAGTTATGGGTTTAGCTGGACAAGAAAAGTCTATTGAGCGTTCTTGGAATGCTGCTAACGCATCAGCCGCTCGTATCATAACCAGGATGCAACAAGATTACGGTATAAACATAAGAATACCACAAGATGAGCAGGGTAATTCTAAAGCAGATGAATTAGCTGGATTGTTCGGTCACTCTTATGAAATCGAGAATGATGCAGGTGAGTGGGTACCACTAACTGATGGCTTACTTAAGGACATGACTACTGCAGTCACTACCCGCAAATGGGAAGCAATGTTAAATATGTCTGGTGCTCTTGCTGGTGGTGCTATTGCTGGTAAGGCTTATGATAGTGTGATACCACCAGGCGCACAAGCACATCCAGTATTAAAATTCGGCAAGTTGTTAACAGTTGCTGGTGGTTTGGTTATAGGTGGTTCTGGTGGCGGTAGTACTGGTGCCGGTCTGGATTACTTACATGCAGCTAACAAACTGCAACAAGAGATAGAAGGTGCTGCTATGGCACAGCAGATGAAGCTTGGTGCTGAAGCTGGTGTCATTGGTGAAGCTGTAGGTGGTCCTGCTGCTTGGGCATTATTCAAAGCACTTAAACCTATAGTTAAACCAGTTTGGGACGGTGGTAAGTGGGTAACACGTCAGAACATGAGAATTATTAAGAAAACAGCAGACTATATTATTAACGGTAACTCAGCAGGTGCTCGTGAATTACTGTCGCGAACATTCTTCATTAGTGAGCAAGAACTAGACGATATTGTTAGGCAAGTAGAAAGCGTAGGAGTTAAAGTTCCAGGTATCACCCAGGACGATAAACGTATTGCTGCAACTGTTATGACTCAACCAGGTGGTGAACAAATCGCAGCTGCTGCTAGTGACTTGTCATTCCAAACAGGTCAGTCTATCTCACGTGGTATTGGCACCAGGGCTAATCAAGTGTTAGAAGGCGCTAAGGATATTGCCGGTGAGAACGCAGGTAAGTACATAGAAGAAGATCTGGCTAACTACGAGCAGTCTGTTACACAGTTAGCTAATGACGTTAAAGACATAGCCTATGACAGTCCACGTGCTAATACATGGGGCTTTGACATGAATGCAATGTTAATAGCGCCACTAAAGAATGACTTCTACAGGACTATTAAGAATAAAGACTTGCAGACTACATACCGTAGAGCTATGGAGAACTTGTACAAGAATACTACTGGTAGACACCTTGGTGATCTGTTAGAAGTACGTGAGCTAATGGTGCAAATGCGTAACAGTAAAGGCTTTACAGCTACAGGGCAATTTAATCAAATGCTTAAGCATGTAGATGATGCTATTGATGATGGGGCTAGAGCTACTCTTGATGAACCTGAAGTATGGTTGAAGAACTATAAAGATGTTAAGCTTCAGCAAGCTGAGCTACATGCAGTTAAAGATAACGCGTTATATACTGTATTGACTAAGCCTGGTGTTACTGATGACCAGATAGCAAGTGCATTCACCAAGTATGGTCCTGGTCTTGATGATACGATGCATAGAGTTATGAGTAAGCTACCTGTAGAAACTCAACGACGTGCTGAAGGTTTAGTTATAGACAAGCTGGCTGAGAAATATACTGCTGGTATGCCAGGTGAAATGAGAGCTACTCAATTCCCTATGCTAGCACAACAGCTAGAACGTTATAGATTCACAACTCCAGAAGCACGTAAGTATAAAGAAGCAATCTTGGAACTTGCTGACGTATTTAAGAATGACGTTATGCTGGGTAGACAAAGTGGCCAGTTAAATATGCCTGCATTCCAGTCTTACTTAACAACAGATCCCGTTGTACGTATGCAATTCGCGGCAGCATCAACAATGTTTAATGCTGTTATGTCTAGGGTGCCATACTTAGATAAGACTAAGCAAATTGCTCTTGTGCGTAAGACTGCATCATTACTTAAAGAACCAACAAATGCTAAAGCAATTAACGAGCTAATAGAAGAAGCTAAAGACATTACAGACGTGGCACCACAGATCTTACAGTTAGCTCAAGCGGTAGCAAGACGTAGAGCTGATGGTATGGACCCAACTGGTCCACGTGTTAAATTAAAAATATCAGGTACTAGTACTATCGGCACGATGGTTAAAGCTGGTGATACTGCTCCTGGTAACGCTATCTCAATTCCTGTTCACCGTATCGCTACGTTGGAAGAAGCTGAGAAACTGCGTATAGAATATGGCCTTAACAGAGGCGATAAGATGCTTGATGACTTATTGAAAGATATGGGTTATAAAGCAATTCAACTTGGTACAGAAAAAGCGAGGATATTATAATGACCCAGAACATTAAGAAGCTGCCGGCGACTATTGAAGATCTAGCTGTTGGTATCGGACAAGTCCAACAGGATAGAGCCGGTAACACAGTAGTCTTACACAAGATAAATGTGCCAATTGCTTTTAACAATACAGCTGACATGGCTGACATAGATGTTACCAAGTATACGTATGCCCGCGTATTCGATGGTCAACGTTACACAGACTTTGTGTATGATGCAGATCCAGGTAGCGGTGGTATTCCGTCTACAACTGGTCCAGGTACATGGATTACACAAACAGGTACTATATTGTTTAATACAGTAGCAGACATGGTTGCAGCAGATCTTGCTCAAGGTACAATATGTCGCACACTAGGTTATGCTAGTCTAGGTGATAATGGTCGTGCTCAGTACTTTATAGGTCCAGCAGGTGGTGCTAATGGTTACTTTAACCATGCTACATCTAACGGTAACGATGCATATATCTTCCTAGAAGAAGAGATGCGTGCTGAAGTCTCGGGCATTGCCGCAGGCAACACAGCAGCTCAAAACACTGCAGCACTTAGTGAGTTCATCGGTACGCGCGTAAATATAGTGTTCGGTGCTGGTGTTTACTTATTAAATGTGATTGACCTTAACGCGCAGGTAGATCCGGCTCGCCTTCGTGGTGAGGGCGCAGACTTGTCTATACTTAGACAGGATCCTGGTAGCACTGGATCATTTTTAACTGCTGTTGGTGTATTAGGTAACGAAGTAAAAGACTTACATATAGCTGACATAAGATTAGAAGGTTCCGTAGGTAATACAAACGAGGTTGTGTACTTGCAGAATGTATCTGGCGACCACTCTCAGTTCGACCATGTTAACATCGTTGTTAACAACTTAAACTGCGATGGTGTAGTAGCTTCTAGTTGTTGGGATATAGACTTTGATCAGATGAACATCACTGGTATTTATACTGATGGTGCCGTTGGTACAGGTCGTGGGTTTGTTGCTTTTGGTGAAGCTGGCCAAGGTGTAGCTCAGCATGTTACTGCGCACAACATCAAGGTAAGTTATATGCCTTACGGTATTCAGATAGGTAAAGTTACTGAAGCTGGCGCCGGTATTACTCAAGCTATGACGCTAACTGCTTGCCAAGCGTTTAACTGCGGAACTGGTTATGACTTCGGTGATTGCTTTAACACAGTACACACCAATTGTACCGCGTTAACCTGTTGGAACTCTGGTTTCAGACACGGTTTTGCTGCTGGTAAAGTACCTGTAGGTTTAACATCTATTTCACAGCAAGCAGATAACTGTCAGCGTTCAGCTGATGTAACTGTTGGCGATGTTATCATCGATGGCGGTAGAGGTTATAACTTCATCAACCCACATTGTGGACGCTCTGATCGTGGCTTCTATATTAACCCAATCCTTAACCAGTTAGGTGCAGTTAGACTTAGTCTACCTAGGTTCACTCCTTTAGTATCTGGCTCAGGCTCACCGTTTGTACTAGGTAATGTTGGAACTAACGTCATGGTAGACCGCGTAGTATACGATGGTCTGTATAACATAGCAGCTAACCAAAACATTGTTTGGATGGATAGCTTTGGCGCTGCAGTAACATTAGTAGATGATGGAACCATACCTACTGTACCTGTAGGTTGTCATACTCTAACTATTGAAAACTCTGCTCCAACTAACATCTTAGATCTTCAGGATGGTTATGGGTTTGGTTTAACAACGTACTTCTGGGCTGATGGTCACCGTATTCACATTGTGTTCAGTGACGCGAACTCTACTGTAATACATGGGTTTACACAAGGTAATGGCAACTTTAGATTAGAAGGTGGCGTTAACTGGAATCCTGGTAAGGGTAGTGCTTTAGTTATAGAACGTCGTGACGGTCTATGGTATGAAGTTTCACGCAACACAACAACGTTACCTTAAGGAGGTGATCTATGCCTAACCCACTGTTATTACTCAAAGGCCTAGTAATTGTAAAGGATCTAGTGACTCCTTTATTTAAGAAGAAAACTGGTCGGTTAGGACCCGACCAAAAACCTGAGCGTGTTGTCAGTAAGAAACGCGTAGCTGTAACAGGTGTTGCTGGAGGTCTTTCTGCAGTAGTCGCTATCGGTGTAGCAACCGGTAAGATTGATGCTGAAACTGCGCAGGCTCTATTCGATGCTATCACTATGGTAGCTAATACGGTAGAACCTGCGGCTATTGTTACTCCAGTAGAATAGTCGGCATGGTACCTGTGCGGAGCATATGTTCAATTCGCTCTGCACGGGTTCCAACTTGACGATACCACTGACTACTTACTGCTTGATTCGCCGCCTCTTCCCAATCTTCATTTTTAATTGCTTTTATCATATTCACAAAGCCACAGAATCGACCACGGCCAAGATTAAACATCATCGAGATTAAAGCTATATGCCTAGGATTTTCGACGTCTACGGGCTTTATATGAGACCCCAGGACGTGTTCTAGATCCGCAATAGTATTAGCTATGTCATTATCTAACATGTACAAGGCTTCTTCTAGACTTATGCCATTGTCTTCTATGTTACGACCAATGCCGATAGTTAATTTACCCGCTGTACACTTATAAGGGTGCGTCCGCATTCCCTCGTCTAACAGTAGTAGTTGCTGGATTAAGTTCATTTTTAAATACCTCTTTTACTAGTTCAAGATCATACGCAACGCAGGCTATACCACCGGCTTCACGTATACGTTTTAGATTCCAGTCTTGTAGCTTACTGGTTTTATTGCTGCCGTACTTTACCTCAATTGCAAAGAACCTACCTTTCGGCGTACACCCCACAATGTCTGGTATACCTGCTTTGTTAGCAGAGATGACTTTCACAGTGTAAAAGCCTTCTTTGTCTAACCAGTCTAGTATCTTCTTTTGTACCTTTTGTTCACTCATCCCTGAATCCTTTCCAGGTTGGGAACCTTGGAACACCGTACTTACTTAGCTCCTGGTACTTAAAAGTGACTTTCCTGTTTAAGTAGTCACCCCTGTTCATCCAAATCTTCTTACGTAATGCTTGGTCCATGCCTATACCAGTACCTATCTTTATTATGTGGCCTTTCCAGGCTACTACTAGTGCGCCTAGAGTGTCACCGCCGTACTTACCATCTTGTGAATGGCTTCTGGTAGTCTGACCAAGTTCGCCAATCTCTGCAGGGTTACCGTTATGCATCAACTCTTCGAATCCTACAACCTGTCCTTCATCATCGTTGAAGGTCTTAAGCTTTAGCATCCACTCTTGCTTGAGAGTACTACGACCATGCTTGTACTCACTTCTAGGATCCCGTAGTATAGCACCTTCATACCCTTCGTCAACCCAGTGATCCCAGTAATGTGTAACTTCTTCAGGACTAGCACAAGTGTACTGGCCTACAGTTGATACATCAGGGTTCTTTGCAGCTTCTACAACTTCCATAGCTTTATCGAATCTATCCAAGAAACCACCTTTGTGATCCCAGTAATCAAATACGCGGTACTCAAAGTTTGGCTCACCATGAATACTCATAATGCCAGACTGTACACTGTTAAAATCACCTACACGCAACATTAACTCTCCGTCACAACCATTTAGCTCACTACCTAGCATACGTTGTATATGTAGATTAGGTAGTGGCTTCATGTGCCTGGACATACATACACCGTCTACAATCAAGCATCGTATACCGTCAAGTTTTGGTGAGGCGATTTTAGGGTATCTCAAAGTAGATAGCTTTGGGATTTTACTACATGCTAGCATCGGTTTCATAGACTGCTCCTTTGGAAGACGGCATCGACAAAGTTTCGTTTGTTAATGGACACTGTTTTATAAACTTGATGGCTAATGGCTTTAGTGACGAGCAGGAAGTTGACGACAATAGGTCTATCTCTTTTCCTGTTAGCTTGTCTAGCTCTGCGTTGAGTGTGCCTAGCTGTACTAAAGTCCTGAGAGTAAATAACAAGGTTATCATATTCGCTAAGATCAACGCCTTCAGCATAAGATGTTCCCTGCAAAATAGTTGCTTTATTAAATATCGCACGTAGCTTCACTCCTTCGGCAATATAGTTATACATTATGACAAGATTTTCAACATCTCCAAACTTGCTGAGTATGAAGTCAATCTTCTCCCGGTTATCGAGTACTATGTACTCATCTTCAATCTTTGCAACACCTCCTTCTAACATGTGTAGTGAGACTCTTAATTTCATTGTTGTATCGCAAACTAATGTACCAGCTCTTAATTCAACCATATTATGCTCCACGAGCTCGTTATAGACCCACCGTGTGTTTCTATCTAAGTCTATATAATATAATTGGTCACTAGGTTCGTGATCAAATCCGAGCTCTGCGCGAGTCTTAGAGATGAATAAATGCTTGACTTCATCTATGATCTTATCTTCATGACACCTAGTGTACTGTGGTATGTTAATACCGTTAATCTCTAAACTAAATGCTTTGCCATATACAGCGAACCATTTGTAGAAAGTGGTGTACTTACGCCATGGAGAATAAGAACTTAACTTGAACTGATGAAACAACATCTGTGGACCTTGCGCGTGCGGCGTAGCAGACAAGTATATTATAGGTTTCTTAGCACATACGACCCGTAGCTCTTTCCACATCTTACCTGGTTTGGGAAACGCAGAGATGTAGTTGTGAGCTTCGTCTAAAATGATTAGATCATAGTCGTCTGGGTTTTGCTTGTACGCCTGGTGGTAATTTACAACTGTGAACTTAGTGTGCGACTTATACTTATTCAACGTATCAGCCCAACCTTCTAGAGCTTTCTTCTTGGTAATAACCAGTACACTTTGATACGGAGATTGCTCTGCTATCAAAATGCTGGTTAGCGTCTTACCTGTGCGTTCTTCCATAGCTAGATAGACTATACCATACTTATTAAGAATAAGCTCGCCTTCCATAGCGAGCGAATCCTGATACTTCCAAGGCTTCATTATTTAAGTGCACCTTTAGTAGCTGGACAATTACCGTACAACGCACAGTACTTCTGGCTGCATAGGTAATACTTAGGGTTAGGCCGCAGGATAGTCTCGATAGGCGCTACATCTAGTAGAACAAGATCTAGTGTGTCTAGCATTATGTTGACCATGTCTTTAGCTTGATCTACGTCTGTCTCCATAGGTAGAATCATGCCCTCAGGAGTCTTCTTAAGTACAACACCCTGGATTAGATTGAACTTAACATCTACACCGTTCTCCATAGCCAAGTACTTATATATACTCTGTTGAGTAGTGTAGTTACCTGGTGTAGGCTTGCGCTTAGACGTCTTAAGATCAGCGATCGTATCTTTAGTTATATAATCAACTGTACCGCTTATAGACTTAACAAGCTTGTGATCTATGTTAACTGTAAATCGTTCCTCTACAGCCACAGGTATCTCAGTGAAAGGGACAATGTCCTCTATGAAAGCTTCAGTACCTCTAACGATCTCAACAGCACAAGTGTTTGCATCTTCGCCGTCACCATAGCTCATGCCCTTAGCAGCTTCTTCTTTCCAGGCCTCCATTGCTGCATCTGTCATTTTAGAAAGGTTCTCGTCTTTACTACCTGTCAAGATAGCTTCAGACCATAACGTCTCAGCTGCTGAATGAATAGCTGTGCCAATAGCAGCCCGCGAGTTAGGAATGGTATTCATGCCTTCAAGAAAGGTTTTACCCCACTGGTAAGCACATTGATAAAAGCCGTCAACGGCAGAAGGGCGCAACACTATCTCAGTTGCATTGATTTTAATTGTCATTAGGGTATACTCCAAGTTCTAATAGGAAAACAAGATTACACATTGCATGAGCTAAGTGAGGAAGACCTGTTTCTTTGTCTCTCAGTTCACCCTTACGATGTGCTTCGATGTGGCGGAAAAGTGCACCTATATAACGATCAAGATCATTACATTCTCTCCAGTTGTTGGGCTTATACTTACGTGCACCTTGAGTAAGTACTGCTACCAGGTCTTCCAATGGTTGCGGTGGTAGTAAATCATAACGTAACTTATCACCATCGAACTTCATGAAAGGTTCTACTACTTCAACATCATCAATACCTGAACGTAATAGTGTCATAGCACACTCTGGGCACGGCTGATGTGATACATAAGCTTTTATAACTTGAAAGCCTCTGCAGTCTTGTGATTGAAGTTGATCACAGGCCATAGCTTCTGCGTGTACAGTTTGTTCAGCTGCACCGCAGTTGCACAGTAAGCCTACTACTTTGTGTGTCACACATTCGTCAGAGTGTTCAAACTCTATGTTATGACCTTTAGCTAAGATAACTTCTTCATCTTCTTTGTCTATACCCACTATTACACAACCAACCTGGCGTTTAGTAGAGTTAGACTTAGAAGCCTCACCTAATACATACTTAATTATGTGCTGCACGAACACCTCTCATTAGCTCGCCTAAGCGTGCTTCAGGACTTACGTAAGTATCGCCCTTATCTATGTTAGCTTTAATGTTAGCTTTTACTTTAGTCTCTGGTACCGCTTTCGAGTCATTGGAATCACAGACAATCAACATAGCTTCAACTATCTCTTCGTCCTTCCAGCCCATACCATAGAACTCTGCTAAACAAGTTCGTATAACAAGGTTAGCAAATAACGTAGCTGGATAGTTGCTCTCGTGCTTAAATGCTACCAAGTACGTAGCTATGTAATAGCCTGGCTTAGAATCATACGTACATACCTGTATTACAATCTCATTAGCCAGCATTGAAGAGCTTACCAGCTCTGACGGACCAACTTTAGCCTTCCACATAATACCCATAGATACATACATCATATCACACAATGCATCAACTACCTGGATAGGGTCGCGTGCTTCACACCACTCAGTGAACTCTTCCAAAACTAGGTCGTGAGCCAACTCTTTATGGTAGACCCGGTCGTATCTTGCAGCATTCCAGTCACTAACTCTTTTATATACTTCTTCAAACATAAATCACCCGTGTAGTTTAAATGTAATTGGATCGTAATGCTCATAGCTGGTGATAAGAATATCATCAGGTACAAACTGTTCTATTGCCGTGCCTCTGTCAGATATGATCGTAGCTATCGGTAAAGGAATCATAAACTCAGTGCGCACAATATCTATATACTCTTCAGCTTTAATAACATGCTCTTCGTACACATGACAATCACCTAGCTGAAATGTTAACACCCCAGGCCGTAAGTTTAGTTCATGTGCTAGCAGACGTACAAATAGCGCAGCTAGCACAAAGTCAGACGGTAGGCCAATCATCATATCTACAGAGCGTTGAATCCATACCATGTCCAGGTACTTACTATCGCGCAGATAGAACTGATATGCATAGTGACAACACGGTAGACTAAGATCTTCTAATCTATCAGGACGCCAAGCATCGATTATCATACGGCGGTTAGTTGGATCGTTGATCAGCATGTCTTTCACTTGTGCTAACTGATTGAACCCGTTATAATCTGACCAGGTATTACCATAGTCCAGGTTTAGATTACCATCCTTATCAGCCCACTGTTTCCAGTAGTTGCAGCCAAACTCTTCAAAGTCTGCTACAGTCTTAGGACCACGCACGAATGCTGCGAACTCTCCAAAGATGCCTTGTGGGTACATCTGCCTGCCTTGTATTAACGGCATACTAACCTGCTGCAAATCAATCTTTATAGTTTCACCAAAGGTTGATAATGTTACTGCATTACGGGTTTGTCTGCGTTCACCGTGCTTTAGTATTCGCTCAATCATTGCAGCGTACAAGCCTTCATATATGTGCATTTACTTTCTCCAACATTGCATAAGGTTCTAAGTTTAATTCCCAGATGTTCTCAATATCATCATTCTCAATGTCGCCCCAGTTATGTCCTAC